TTTTCAAATTCAATTTGAGCAGCCATCTTTTGCTGTTCCAGTTGTACTGACATCTGCATTTCTTGCATCTTAGCCTGAGTCTGAGCCTGAATCTTTTGCATTTCAAGTGGGGGTGGCTTGGGTTGGCCTTCCATCGCTTTAGCTTTATTTCTAAATTGGTCGGCAGTTTCATCAATAAGCCCTTCCATACCTTTGCCAGCCTTAAACGCAGTAACCCCAAACTTGAGCATCTCCATCAGTAATGGGGTTAGTTCAGGGGCTTGGGTGGCTACTGGTAAAGCTTGGTTCATAAACTGGGATAAAGCACCCAAGAACTCGATTCTGTCGGCTTTTTCTTGTTGCTCATCCTGATAAATCATAGAATCGCTAGTAACCTCAATACGGAAGTTCTTAGCGGGTTCGTCTTTCAATAGCTGTAAGGCTTGCGGTACTAACTGTTGGTCTTGTGGGCTTAGTTGCATTGCACCACTAATTTTCACGATGGTGTCATCCGTGAAATGCTTGCAGATAATCTGAGCTTTGATACTTAGAAGCTCGGTAGCAAAGTCAACGACTGCGTGTTGCATATTCTTGAGTCTGCCTGCTGCGTTATTAGACTTAATAATCTGTGCCCCAAGCGTTTCATTGGGGTCTGTCTGTCCCCGTTGAATATCGGCAATACCCATAATCTCGTAAATCTGACCCTTGACTTGCTCCATAGCCTGATAAGCCATCGTCAAGCCTTGAGCGATTGGGGTTATATCTACAAGGTCAATAGCCCCTTTCATGCCTTGTTTTTCAGCAAAAGCAGCCCAGTTTTTAACTGGTATCAGGGTGTTGTTCTCGCCCTCAGAGAATAATCTTGCAAGGCTTGGCTCGGAAGCGTCATAGACACCTCGTACTTTTAAGGCGTTAATAAAGCCATCTATGCGGTCTGCAAGCGTGTCTAATTGCTTGGCTTGGTCTTGATATAGTACAAAGTCAGGTACAGGCTCTAAGCTGTCTGTAGTCAATGTGGCGTACATTGGTTTAGGGCAAGGGAAGAATCCCTCTAACTGTAGTGGGTCATCCTTTTCATCAAGAATCTCACCCATTGACTTGCTAACCCAAAAGACTTTGCCTTGTTCTTTATCCCATATCTCATAGATACAGGCTTGGTAATGCTCGACAGTCATTTGTTTGGTAGCCCATTTATCACTATCAGGCTTGGTATCTAGTGGAATCTTGCTACCAACTTCTTCACCAAAGCGGTCAATCAGAGCTTGTCGGCTCATATAGACTTTACGCCATACGGCTGTTACTTCTTCCCAAGTACGAGCAACAGTATGGCCAAAATCACGCCAATGGACATAATCAACAGGGGCACACTCATATTCAATTCGTTCCTGCGACTCCACCAGTTCAGCGTTTTGCGTTTCTGCTTCATCGGCATCCTCTGTAATTTGTACTCCGTTACCTACATCTTGACCAGCTAGACCTGTATTTAAATCGTTTTGCTCTGCAACAATATGTGGCTCATAACGCACCCATGCCGTACCTCTACCACCTAATAAGCGGTCAAGAACCGCATTATCCATAGCAGAACGATAGTCATGGTAATGCTCGACTTCGTACTCTAAAGCCCGTTCTAGCATCATAGAAGCAACACGCCCAATCGGGTCGTTATCTCGGAATCTTCGGCTTACATCGGGGCGTGGCAGTCTAGCAAAGATGGCAGGTTTGATGACCTGAACATTAGACCAAAGGATATTAAAGCGAGCATTGGGGTTATTACGGGTACGGCTGTCATCACGATAACGCTTAACAATTCGGGGAACTCTAGCTTCCCACTCCCTAAATGACTTGTCGTACTGAGCAATGGTGTTGTACCAATCCTCGTAAGTTTTATTAAGCGTATCTCTCATACTAAGTCCTAAGTAAAGTTACCAATTCCTAATACTTCAGCACCAGCACCCGTTGTTACTTTCCAAGCACCATTAAGCGATTTAGTGTTGATTTCAACAGAATAAACACCGATTGGGGTATTTGCGGCTGTTAATACATGGGATGCCGCATTATCTAATAAGGTCACAGTTCCAGTAGCTGCTGTAGAAACTGTAATAATTAAACGATGTAAATAATCACCTGCTGCACCTGTTGTTCCTAATACATGGGCGGTTTGTGATGCGGCTACATGTTCATATTTAAAGCCATAACTGGCTGCGACTTCAGGCATTTTAGATTCTCCTATATTGGGTTTGAGGGGTGGATTTCCACATTTCTTCTAGCGTTACTTCATTCTGTCCAACACTAATGCCACGAATCGGTGCGTTTTGCTTCGCAATTTCTGCTTCATCTCGCCAAGCCACAGAAAGCATCCTAAAAGCATCCGCTCCATGACTTGTCCAATCATGTCTAGGCTTATCTCTAAATACTTTCTTATCTTCATCGTACTCCCGTTGGTACTGACGCAAACATTCAATGCCTTCTGAACACTTCATGGCATCAAACCAAGTGCGACTTAACGCCATTCTTGTAGCTTGTATGCCGTCTTGTAATGACAGATTAGGTACGATTTTAAACAAATTTCCGCTTTTTAGGGGCAATTTATCTATTAATTGTTCAATTATTGACTTACCACCGCTTGCTAAAGTTTTAGCTCTAGCGTCATGCGGTAGCCAATGTGTGCCATATTCGTATGGTCGTTCTTTAATTTGGTTAGCATAATAAGGAATAGGTTGCCCATGTGCTTCATGGTAATCCAATACCCGTATCTCTCCATGTACGACCTGATACCACCAAATAGCCGTAGCATCGTTAAAGCCCAAGTCCCAAGCCGTATGCACAGGAAACATGGGGTCGCACTCAACCTTATCAATACGCCCTGCATCGGTTAATAGTCGCATCTCTGTGCCGTATATAGCCCCAAGTATGGCGGCTTCAAAGCTACATTCAAACTCTTGCTGATACTGGTCAACAGTCATAAGCTTTAATGCGTCATCCAGTTCTTCTTGGGCGATTATCTTGGTCTGACTTGCCCGTAAAGTCTTGCTATACCATTCATTTGGGTTAAGGTTAGCGTATTGGTATATGTCGTAAAAGGTGTTATGACCCTTTGGAGTACCAATAAATACAGCCCAAGTCTTATAGCCATTCATGCCGTTGCGGTCAGTCAATAATGGTCTAATGACTTCACCCCAAACCTTTGGGCTTCGCATATCTGCGTATTCGTCTAAAACCACCCCATCAAGGTACATACCCCTAAGTGCGTCAGGATTGTCTGCACCAAACAAACGAATTCTAGCCCCGTTAAACAGTTCGACCCACAATTCAGAGATATTGTGCTTAACCCTTGCAGGCTCACTAAACTGCATAAGGTAATCAAAAGCAATGGCTTTGGACTGGGCGTAGTACGGGCTAATGTAGGCATATCGGGCATTTGGTTTGTCCTCTGTAATAGCTCGCCATATCAAGTCATTAATACACGCTACAGTCTTACCACAGCGTCTATGAGCCACAATAACAGCCCATCGTTGTTGGCGGTCATGGAAGTCTAGAAATACATCTCTAGGCTTATACAGTTCTATGTTGACATCAGTAAAGTCTGCTACTTCTTCCATGAAACCACATAACGGATAGGTTTATCCTCACTACCAGTATGTTCAGTACGGGCTAGTTTAGGTACATGGTATTCAGCCACTTGCATAAAGCAGTCAAATGCGTGTTTAGGGCCGTATTTAGGGTCATCAGCAATCGCTTCTAGCCACTCTTGTAACTTATGGCTATTACCATCAACAAAGCGTGCTATGGCTTCTCTAGCCAATGCGGTGGATTTGTTAGGACTACCAGCAGGTCTGCCAGCACCCTTAATATTTCTTAATTGTTTATTTTCCATACTTATCCAAGTGATTGATTAAGTTAGGGTTTATTCTACTACTTTTTTTAGTTCCTGCTCTAGTATTTCTTTGCGGGTTAATGGCTTGCTGTTTTGTTCTAGTATCTTTACATTGCTAGGGTCAAATACTACAAAGTTAGATGTGCCTTTACCTTCTACTCTGCTACTTTGGTCTAAGTATTTAACGCCTTTAATGCCATATTGACCTAACGCTTGGCTAACTTCTTGGGGGTTTTTTCCAAGTCCTGTGTAGCCACTGATTATTCTTTGGGGGGTAGCATCTTCTAGGGCTTCGGCTTTAGATGCGTATGTATTACCCATGTATTCCCAATATTCACCATCTTTGCTCAGTTTTGGCTTTGTTGTTATGGCTTGCTGTATATATGGGTCATCAACCGATTGCAATGCTTTTAATACATTTGGCGGTTGTTGCAGCAATGGCTTGTCGTAATCCAACATAAAAGGTATATCTGCATCAGGTATATCTACTTTGTATAGGTTGCCTTCTTGTACTGATTTAATCTTGGCGTTTTTTAGCGACATAATGTCAGCAATATCTTTATCGGCTACTTCAGGCTTAATAAAACCAGCTTTTTTTGCATCTTGTATTGTTTTTAATGCTTTATCGTAACCTTGTGAGCCAATACTCATAGCTGCTGAAAATTTAGGATTGTCGGGCGTTAATGGCATCCCGTCTATTGTTGTTTTGTAAGTTGACAATGCTTGCTTATAACCTTCTGCTACTTGCGGATTTTCAGCAAAATACATCCCATGCCCATAAGCCTGTGCGCCTTCACCAGTTCCTACTTTGCTTATGTCAAACTTGCCTTTAATGGTATGGGGTGTGCCATGATAAGCGGTCAATCCCATTAAATTAGGTACTTGAGCCATTTGGCGTTCAAAAGCTTCTCTATCGCCTATCTGTATGCCGTTTTGCCCCATTGTTAAGGCAGCGTCTATATCAGAGCGTTGTTGGGCTAGATTTTGGGCGGCTGTTGGGATTACATTCGTTACATAGTTCTTTAGCTGTTGGGCTAGGGGTGCGTTTGGGCCTGTAACTCCCTGTGGTGTTACATATCCGACTTGGCGTAAGGTTTGTGCCAAATTAGCCATTTATGCCATCTGTTTAACAAATTGGTTAAAGTGCTTAGATAGCTCTGCTTTACGCTTCATACGCTTATCTTCGTTCTTTTCTAGCGTGGTCTTTTTGTGCGGTTGCAACAAAGAGTTTTCAGGTTTAATCTTTTCTTTTTTAAACATTACATATCCTTCATCTTATCGGTAAGCATTTGTTTTCTAGTCTTTTTGGGCGGTTTTGCAGTCTTAGCCGACTCAATAAAGTCTTGCTTAGTAGGGGCATCTTTGCTACCAACCTTGTTCATCTTTTCGCCTGAACCCGCAGCTATGCGTTTCTGTTTTTGATTAATGTTGTAATACAAACCTTGTTTAGCCACAGTTCCATCTCCTCATGCTTGCTTTTGCTCGTTCAGCGTTCTTGCTCTTTGCTACTACCCCACCCATTCTTGCACAAAAACTAGCTTTTCTACCCTTATCGGCATCAGTCTTAGGGTTTGGGGCGGGGGCTTTTAAATTGGCGTTGTTCTTGCGGTTGTAGGCTTCACGACCTTTGGCGGTCATGCCAGCCCCTTGCTCTGTTGGCAAGTAATTCTTACCTTTACCCGTTGTAGTCTTAGGTATTGGCTTGTCGTGCTTATCCATTGCTGCACGAATTTGGTCTTGTCGGCTCATATTTCAAGAATTTTCAAGATTTTTCTTGAATGTACCGAGCATAAGCATCTTCTAGCTTAGACTTACGGCTACCTTTGGCGTTTTCTCGTTGTACTGACAAAGCAATCGCTAGACTTTGTTTCTTAGACTTGCCTGATTGACGCTCTTTCTCGTAATTCTTACCTACGGCTTCCTTGCTTCCTGATTTAATTAGTGGCATGGTAGCTCCTTATCGTAAAAATTTAAGTTTATAAGTTGTGGTGTTAATCAGGTCTGCAATTTCATCAATAATGTTCTGTAGTTCGCTGTCTTGCGGTAAGTCTTGGCGGGCTTCTTTAACAAAGTTCTGTAAAGATTCCATGTAGCGTAAAGGGTCTTTGGGCTGGTGGTACACATTTGGAAATGCGGTAAATTTGCCATATTTGCCAGCGTGGGATTCAGCAAAGCTGTCAGTTAAATCTACAATGGCTTCGTAGTATTTTTGCAACGCTTTGTGGCGTGAGTAGGAATCCGTTGTGAAATGGAAAAAATGCGTGTTAGTCGCAGAATGTAGTAATGTTGCTACGAATAAAGCACAATTTTCCATACAAACTCCTTGTTTTTATTGATTATAGTCGTGTTTTTGGATTAATCCAATCACTCTTAATGCAGATTCGGGGCTATCCACTCGGCTTAATGGCCCACCTTTCCATTTAGCTATAAACTTTAATTGTTCTGCGGTGAACTTGGCTTTAGCATCCCGTTTAACTTCCATCAAGATAGTTTCGCCATTAAAAGTTACCAGTAAATCGGGTATTCCTTTGCCGACTTTTGATAAGTCGTACACATCAGCACCAGCCTCTCGTAGAGTTTTAACGATTTCGGCTTGATTTGCGTCAGTTCTTCTTGCGTATGCCATTGTTTTTTAACAGTAATCGGTTAATATATGCTAACTTTATCACGATTAGGGTCTTATATGACTAAAAATCAGTATGGTAATTACATAAGTGATGCCGAATTTATAGAGAAATGGCAAAAATATCCTAGCCCTACGGCATTAGCAGCTCATTTAAAAATTAATATTCGTGCTGTTATGAATCGTAGGCGGTCAATAGAGATTAGACACAACATAACACTAGAAACCGACCTTAGTTACAAAAAAGAAAAAAGCCTAGAGTACATAGAAAAATCTAAAGCTGAAAGAACAAAACGCCAAGAATTACTGCAAGAACGCCTAGATGCCACTACACATAGCGTTAGACGGGGTATGGAATTAGAAAAGGGTAGAGTCATTATCTTTTCTGATGCCCACTTTACCGACTGCACTACAACAGGATTTAAAGCTCTGATTAAATTTATTGAGCATTTTAAGCCCAAAGCCATTATCTGTAACGGAGATGCTTTTGACGGGGCTGTATTGAGCCGATTTCCAAAGATTAACTATGACCGCCAACCTAGCGTATTAGACGAACTAAACTACTGTAAAACGCATTTAGATGCTATTGAAAAGGTTAGACCTGCGGGATGTCGGCTGATATGGACTTTAGGTAATCACGATATGCGTTATGAGTCAGCTTTGGTGGCTCGTGCCCCTGAGTTTTCGGGGGTGGATGGGTTTAACTTAAAGTACCATTTTCCCCATTGGGAAACTTGTTGGTCGTTTTGGGTCAATGAGGATACTGTAATTAAGCACAGGCATAAGGGCGGTAGATACGCAGGCTATAACAATGTCCAAGCCAGTTTTAGTAATATCTTTACAGGGCATACCCATGTTTTGACTCTTAGCCCTATATCAACCTTTGACCAAAAAACCTATTGGGGTGTGCAGACAGGCACATTAGCGGATGTCAACGCAGAAAGCTTCAACTATTGTGAAGACAACGCAAAGGACTGGCGACAGGGTTTCATTATGGCTTCGTGGGAAAGAGGTCGGTTATTAATGCCTGAGATGATTCAAGTTTGTGGAGCTGACGAGGTAGAGTTTCGTGGGGAAATATTGTGCGTATAACGCCTAAGATTATCGAACACATCTACAGTATGTTGTATTGCTGCGAGCCGTTTGCGTCTTGGGACTTACCTTTGCCTGAAGAAATCAAGTTTGTAGTGGATAGCGACTTTGATGCTATGGGTACTTATCTTTACGATGATGGGGAAAAACACGCCCATACCATTACTATATCTGACGCTAGGTGCGGTCATTTAGACACAGTAATTAGGACTATGGCCCATGAAATGATTCATGCTAGTCGTTGGGATACAAGCACTCAGGCGTGGACTAAGCACGACAAAACCTTTAGAAACAGGGCTAAGGCTGTAGCTACAGAATTAGGATTTGACCCGCTAGAGTTGTAGCCTAGCCTTGACTATACCTAGTAAGGTATCGAACTCAATTTCGTGGTATCTCTCGAAAGCCTTTGCTCCGAGTCCATGCACACCTGTAGCACCTCTGTGATGCTCGGTACATAAGGGGAGTATTGGTGCTTCTGACCGCTTTCCACCGAATCGTCTGACATGGTGAAGCTCTGCGGGGGTGTCATGGTAGCCCATGTGGTAGCATAAGACGCAACCAAGTCTTGCAATATCGTCATGGCGTTTTTTATCCTTTTTGTTCATTAGCGTAGTCGTACCACATTAGATAGAAAGCCTTAAATTCGTCAACCCCGTTGCCTAGTTTAGTGCATCCAAAGGGTTGGACTTGCCAAAAGTTTTCTATAACTAACTGGTCATCTGTGTTGCCTTGCACAATAACGACTGTAAAGTTAGGTGTTTTAGCAAAGGCTTGCAATAGGCGTTTTTGACCCTCGCTAACCTTTTCATTGGGGCGTTTCCACTCCATCACCAAAAACTTACCATTACGCTCTGCAATCCCATCTATGTTACTGGGGCAGAAGTTTTGGTTAGTTGGTATCAAGCCTTTGAACGCACCATAATCTATATGGGTGGCGTAGGCATTACGCATTATCTTATTGAATGTTTGCATCTTTTTGCAGTACATCCTCTAGTTCTTGGGCATAGTCGGTTATATCGCAACTGAGCAAATAGGCTTCGGTATGGTCATTTTTAAGTTTAAGTTCATGCACCCGTTTAATGGTGCGAGTTAAATCTAGGAATACTTCTGCAAATCCTCTCATCGGGTCAACCTTTCTATATTTCTGTCATTAGCTTGTTGGGTACGCCATGCTTCAAAACGCATTTTGGCGGCTTCTAATTGCCATCTAAGGGCTTCTTTTTGCTCTACCGCTACCCCTATGGCTTTGCATAAGTCTTGGTATTCAGGGCTACGATAAGCTTCTCGTTCCTGTGCCCCTAGCGACTGTTCTTCAGTCTGCGACATCTTGATGGCTTTAAGACTATGCCTAAAGTTTTCAAGTTGGGCAAGTTCACCTGACGCTTTAGCGTATTGCGGTGCTGTTTTAAATATAAAGTCTATTGCTTCGTGTGGGTCATACTCTTTCATTTCCACTCCCCCCAGTTACCTTTGTTACCTTTTTTCCATTGGTCTGCAAAACCTATTAGTAAATTACTATCAATTTGGTATTTTGATAGATATTCTCTAAACTTTGCTAACCCCCATTGACTACGCCATTTACATAACTGCCGTATTGCACATTGATATTGATGTTCAGTCAATCTCCATACCCATTCGCATCATACATTTCTTCTTTAAAGTATCGTAGCTATCGTACCCGTTACCCAATATTCCTAGTTCACGAGCTTTGTTCTCAATACCTTGTTGGCTAAACATCCAAGACCTGTCCACCTTTTCTTTGGCTGGGGTCATGTCTAAAACATCTTCCCATCGTGCAGCGTTTATCCACGATGCAGGGTATGGGATATAGTCTATTTCAGTTCGTTTAAGTTGCCAATGTCTAAGGTGTTTAGGCAAGGCTTCTAGGGCTTCACGCTTTTCAAGGTCAGTCAATCGTTTCCAAGCAATCTCAGCTTTTTTCTTTGCGACCTTTTTAGGCCAATTTACCCAAAACTTTTCAAAATCCACACATCCCCCTATTTTGTTGCAAGTATATAAAGTCCAACATTACTAAAAGCATAACCGCTATATACAACCGCCATAGGCAAATTGCCTTTAAAACCTTGCTCTACAGCTATGTAAAAGTAAATCACACCTGTAACGATTATTAGCCAAGAACTCACAATTCCCCCGTAAAGACTGTAGGTTAAGTAAACTTAATTATATCGTATATTAGGATAAACCCTAGTTATATTTTTGTATAACCTTGCAAGCTTGTTTTTTAACCATAGAACGACCAACGCCACAAGTGGCGATACTGTCAAGAGATGTATTGAGTAACGACTCTACCCAAGCTGGCTTGACCCAGTATCTTGGCGGCTATCGCAGGTGTCGACCCTCGCTCCGATGCTGAATCTCCATCGGCCTCTAGCCCATCCCCGACTTTTTCTAACACCCTGTCGTTTCGGGTGGCAGAAATAGAAAAACCCCTTTAGGTTGCTCTAAGTTAGACCCGCTTAATAAATGGGTATCGTCATTTACTAAACGCTCAGGGCAACCCAAAAGGGTCTTAGTCCGATACCAATTTGCCAAAACAGGGTCTAATCTGCTTGTACAGTATAACACTAAATCAACGCAACTCAGGCCAAATTAAGTGAAATGAGTCAGGAAATAAGTCTTTACGGCTTACCAATCCTTTGGATTCTTGCTCCAACAAAGCCCCCAAATAGACCATCTTATCGGCAGGAATACCTGAGTTTTTCCACATAGACACCGCAGGTACGCTAATTTTGCAGATTTTGGCTATTTTGGTAGGCCCACCCAGTAACTCGATAATTTGGCTATCGGTAAATACGCTTTTCTTCTTCATTAAGCTATCTTACCAAAAATACAACGCTATATCAAATAGTTTGCACTTTTTTTTAATTTGGCTTAATATGGTGGTACAGCATAAGCTGTTTACTTTTGGAGATGATTATGGATGACTTACAGGAATTACATAACGAACAGTTGCAAGACCAAGAACGCCTTGAGATAGCTTTAGATAAGGCAGAAGATGGTGATATGTTGACTTTGGCAGAAATTGACCTAATCAGGTTTCATTGTGGCTTACCCAATAAGCGTAGGATTAGCCCCATTTTGGGTACGATTTTTGACGATTTTTCTAATATTTTTGGGGGGAAACAATGAATAACATTGAACGCAATACTTTATTAAAAGTATTTTCTATGCTTAACGCTTGTGGAGTTAAGTATGCAATTATTGACAGCGATGGCAAAAGGTATGGCAATTTACGGGTAGAAGAAGTTAAATCACGCAGAGATTTGAAATATCCGTTTGGCACATTAACTAAACATTTTGTGCCTATTGTTAAAAACCTTACGCCTAATCAAGCAATAGAAGTACCTTGCAATCAGTACGACCCTGAATCAATGCGTAGTAGCCTAGCAGCTTGGGCTAATAAAAATTGGGGCAATGGTGCTTGTACCACTATGGTGGATAGACAAGCTAGAAGCATCATTGTGATTAGAACTCCCAACGAAAACCATGCAAACATTTAAGGATAAAGACATGATTGTGACAGGCACAACTACAGAAAAGAAAGAGTTTAAGGTAGCCCCAGTAGGGTCGCACTTAGCTCGTTTATACCGAATTATTGACTTAGGTACACAGAAGTCCGAGTACATGGGTCAAGTCAAGATGCTACGCAAAGTAAAGTTCTTTTGGGAGCTTCATGGCGATGATTTAAAGATTGAGGGCAAACCCCTTATCCAAACACGCAACTACACGCTATCGCTAGGCGATAAGGCTTCGTTACGGAAGGACTTGGAATCTTGGCGTGGCAAATCATTTACCGATGATGAGTTGCGTGGCTTTGACTTACGCAATTTGTTAGATAAATGGTGCATGGTTACTGTTCAGCATAGAACCGCCAATAACGGCAATACCTACGCTGATGCGGTGGCTATTACCCCAGTTCCTGCAATTGTACAGAAAGCGGGTGTGCCACAGGGCGTAAACCCTTGCGTATTGTTTGACTTGCAAAAGTTTGACCAAGAAGTATTTGACAGCTTATCGCAAGGTCTAAAAGACCAAATCATGCTGTCAGCCGAGTACCGCAACACCTTTAATAAACCTGATGTAAATAAGCAGTTGCAAGACGCAGCAATAGAAGACGACATCCCGTTTTGATATGAAAACTTGTTTTAAATGCCATCAACAAAAGCCTTTTGAGGGGTTTTATAAACACTCTCAAATGGCTGATGGTTATTTAAATAAATGTAAAGAATGTACAAAAAAAGATGTTTTTCAACGCAGGCATGGTGAAAATCGAGATGCCATATTGGAATACGATAGGCAACGAGGTAAAAACCCACATCGTCAAGAAGCTAATCGTTTAAGAAATGATGTATATAGAAAAATTTTTAAAGAAAGAAAAAATGCAAATAACAAAGTTAAAAGAGCTGTATTAAAGGGCTTGATACAGCGTATGCCTTGCTGGTGTTGTGGGGAAAAGGCTGAAGCACATCATCCTGACTATTCAAGACCACTTGATGTAGTTTGGTTATGTTCTTCACATCACAAACAGGCCCATGCTATATCAAAGGAGTAATACTATGAACCACATGATTAAAGACTTTATTGACCAAAAATATACAGTCAAGACCTTTCAAGAACGGGGCTACGATGAAGAAGTACCCATCATCGGATTTGCCCAAGATGACTTGGAAACTGTCATTAAGACTGTGGTTCAGGCTTGTGCCGACAGGGTTAAAAACTCAGACGATAGAATGGCTGTGCTACAGTTAATGTAATGTTTAACAGGGGGAATTATGTTAGTGAAAGAGAATACAAGTGAGAGCGGTCATTGGTACTTACCCGATGGCAGTCCAGCCTATCGCATCATTGGCAAGAACGGGAAAGAAAGAAACTCAACTGTCAAAGACGCAAGAGAACATGGCCTACTGCCCTCAGTTACCACAATTATTGGTTGTGCGTCAAAACCCGCATTGGATGTATGGAAACAACAACAAGCCATATTGTCAGCTCTTACATTACCTCGCTTAGAGGGTGAATCTGAGGAAGATTGGCTAAGTCGGGTAGTCGCTGATAGCAAAGAAACTGCCAAGCAAGCAACAGAACGGGGAACGCAGATACATGGGGTTATAGAAGCCTTCTACGAGGGCATTTATATACCTGAGCTACCACCTTATGTCCGAGCCGTAGAAAACGCCATAAACGAGCATTTTGGCTCACAACTATGGATTTCTGAGAAGTCCTTTGCTTATGGTGGGTTTGGCGGTAAATGCGACCTAGTTGCCAAGTCAGGCTTTGTGGTTGACTTTAAAACAACTGAGAAAGACTTAGACAAGCTCGATTACTTCTTTGACCACCAAATGCAGTTGTCAGCCTATAGACAAGGGTTTGAGATGCCCAAGGCTCGGTGTGCGATTGTTTATGTCAACGCCCTACAAAATAAGGCTAAACTAGTCGAGATACCTGAAGATGACCTGAGAATTGGGTGGGAATGTTTTACCCATTTGTTAGCGTTTTATAGGGCTAAAAACAAACTATAATGATTACGGGGTGGCGGCAATCCCCCTGCCACAATCTCCTTCACACAGAGGGCCACCCCACCTTACAACGGGCGAAAGCTGATGCTGTACCGAAACCTTGAATTGCGGAGAAAGTAGTGCAATATCTGACAAAACAGCGAGTAGCCCACCTTTTAGGGCGGTTAAGCAAGCGTTAGAGGATGCTTGGATAAAGGGTTTTCTTGCTTTCCCCCCAATTTAGCCAAATCTACGCCCTGTTTTTTATACACTAGGGAAACTACCTAGTTGCACTATATGTTAAGTTGGCTTAATATTTAATCGTTGTTTAACTAAGGGGGATTTATGAAAGACTTTTTATTAGGTATGGTTGCAGGTGTGTTGGCATTTGGCATACCTGCTATTGTTTATGTGTGGAGAACTGGGGGTATATCATGATTGGTACTGTAACGATTGGCGATACGCCTGTTGATGTATATGGCACAGAATGTTCTTCTGAACCTGATGTGGGCATTATGGGCAATTATGTAGAGATTGAGGACTTAGAAGTAGGTGGCATTAGCATCTATGAGATGGTTGGTAACAGCCCAATCTTTGACCAAATCCAAGAAGCAATCAACGATATGGTGAACGCATGAAAGCATTTCCAAGTAAAAACGCACCATATTACATTAATGAAGATGGTGCATCTGCACATCAATCGGGCATGGATTTACGGGATTACTTTGCATCCAAAGCTATGCAAGCCATGTTAGTTAATCGTAATGAAGCAAGTTATTTACAAAGTATGCCCAAAATTTGTTATCAATGGGCTGATGCAATGATGGAAGCGAGGAAAAAATGAACCCATTTGTAGCTACAATTCTGTTCGTTTTATTAGCGGTAGCGTGTACAACTCTAGGTTATATTTTGGGGGGGTATCTATGAATGTCCCATACAACAACGGCAAAGTCAGCATTGGTAAGTATTATGTGCCACCTAAGTATGTTGAAAAAGACACCGATATGCTTGAGCTTCAGTCTTATTTAATCTATGACCCAGCCCGTCTTAACAGGGCGTATTGGACTGAAAAAGGTCTGTTACTACTAGGACTCTTTATTGTCTTGGTTATATTCCTCAAGAGCTAGTTTTCTAGCATCCTCAACCCGATTAAGCCACCCTTTAATAAAGCGAGCTTGGTCGGGTTTTCTTGCAACTATGCCTTGATAGAAGTCTGCCCTAGCGTCTGAAAACTTTGCAATAAGGTCTTTAGGGTTTGCATCATTAATTGCTGCCATAGTCTTAGGCCCGATAACTCCATCAGCCACGCATCCGATTGCCTGTTGTAGCGTCTTAACGCTTCTGCCTGTGCCTGCATTAACGGCAAAATCGAATACCACATAATCTAAGCCTTTCGGTAGGACTTCACAATAACTGGGATTCCAATACTTTAATTTATACATTGAGCCGACTTTTTCGGGGGTTAAGGCTCGCATATCCGCTTCGGATACAGGATGCCCTACAAATTCTTCCCAAACACGCTTAGTAACGCCTAGGTTCGTCATACCGCCTGAGTCTAGGGGGTCATTAACAAAACCGCCTTCGTGCTTTAGGATGCGTTTTAAGGACTTCTCAAACTCGCCTGTCATTTTTTACGCATCTCCATAATCTTTTCTAGCGAGCGCCCGCCAAAATAGAAAGACATGATTAGCATACCCCATTGACCTAATAGCTCAACATAGTTGTTATTGACTTCAACATCGGCAGCAGATAGCCCCGCAAACGAGGTATAAACTAACAAAATAAAAATAAGGGTCATTGGGCGAATATTCTTAGATAGCCAAGAATCGGAAGCCATATCTGCTTGTTGGCGTTTGGTTAGTTCTTGTGCCTCAATATTGTCAGCATTAAGTTCAGCTAACCTGCCCTCTTGTTGCATCTGTAATAGTTCTTTTTGAGCCTTAGCCTTAGCTTCAGGGTCAGGAATAAACTTGTCTAGGACTTTCATTCCAACATCAAATAGTGCCATCAAAGGTATCATTTACCACCCCATACTAAAAAATAAGCTATCCAAGTTGCAACCACAAAACACCAAAATTGTGCCGTTCTAGCCTTGTTTAAATCTTTGTTAAATTGATTCTGAAACTCTTTTTCTTGCTTCTCTAGCTTGGCTTTTAGGGCTTCAACTTCTGCCCATCGTTTGCCATACTTTCTTAAAAAATCTGCTCTAATCTGTGCTTCTTCTCGTCTAACTCGTTCTTCGTGTTCCCATTGCATCAATACCCGTTTTAGGAATAACTCTTTGCGGACTTCGTTTTCTCGTAACTCTCTGCGTCTATCTATATTTCGTTGTACTGCAACATCCGTAGCTTCTTTTTGAACATTTTCTATACTTTTAGAAAGTTCTTTAGCTGATTGACGGCTTGTATCAAGGTTACTGGTTAGGGTTTTAATCCCTTCGTGAAGTTCCATAGTTTCATTTTGGCAAAGACCACCCATGAGTTGTTAGGTAGGCATAGCCTAAACCAGCTACAAAGACATAAAAAATAGTACGGATAGAGAACCAACCAAACTGGGTTACTTTCTCGTTTAACCACTCTTTAATGGCTTCTTTGACAATTTCTTTTTCAATCTCGTTAGCCATTTTTCTTCCTGACAGTTTTAGTAGGAGTCTTTTTGACCGCAGGTTTTCTAACTGTTTTCTTAGGCGTGGCCTTTATTGTGCCTTCCCAATTATTAAGCACAGTAAGCCAATGCACCTTTTTGGTGTAGCCCATCTTATCGAACATCCAATCAATTAGGAACATTTTGCACCTCATTTGGGTCGTTTGGCCAAGTAACAGTTAATTGTGCCAATTCATCAACATTCGTGCAAGCATTAACGGCTGTAATAGCGTTCTCACAAGTTGTCCGAATAGATGCTCTCCATGTATTCCAATCGGTTGGGATTGGGGTAGATGTTTCTACAGACTTTACGACCATCCAATCAGTTGGCAAGAGCATGGTGTATGCGGTGGTTCTTAGTTGACTAACCGCATTGGTTTTGCAAGTATCCAAGTCTTTGGGCGTGTTTACATAAGTCAAGGTAGCACCGCTAAGTTCTGTGCTGACCCAGTAATATTGGTCATTGGCAGGGCTGTTAGTTGCTATGACTTCCTCTAAACCAATATCAATCTTTTCTTGTGGTGTAGATAGGTTTAGCCAATTTTGTGGGTATTGGATACCATTAATTTCAAAAGGTGTACCCTCTCGAATGTATTGTCCTGTGGTTGTGCAATAAAACATAATTAACTCCTATCGGGCGTTAGCGTATTTAAAAGGTGATTCGGCAAATGCCATGTAGATGTAAGTAACACCATTTTGGTTTGTACCACCGCCAGTGTTTCTTAATTTAAAGCCATTAGATAAAAAATCCTGTTCTGCTCCATATTGGTCTTCTGATAATGATAAATTTGCTTCCAAATCTTTTGTACAAGCATTATATGTATCTCTTGCGGTATCGTGTATAAACCAATCGTATCCTGCACCGCCCGTACTACTAGCTTTTATCATCACATACCGAGGTCTAAACCCAGTAAATATAAACGAACCATCACTAGAACCATTACCTGTGTATGAACCAAATGCACTATAGCCAGCGATAGGTGTAAAGCAGTAGGCTACCATTGTTTGCGTATTGGTGTTTACATTTGCCCAAGTTCCTAGACTAATAACTGTTGAACTTGGAAGTGTGCTGTTCATAAATGTAGATAGTGATGTCTTAGCATTTGTTAAATTTAGATAGACATATTCATTTACAGCAAAACTGCTGTGCCAAACGGGCCAATTATCAGACGCATTTCTTGGTTTTAATATAATCATACTAGGTGCTACACCCAATCCATGTCCTACTGTAGCGTTTGAATTTGTGCCTGTCCAAGTAACAACACTAAATCCAGCAGTTGTATTAGCACTTACTGTAGATGTAATAGAACCTGCTGTGTTGGTTACGGCTGTAGCGTTAGATGCTCTCCATTGCCAAGCTACATAGGTACGACCTGAAAAGTTTACATATCCACCAGTAGTTGCTATTGCACCATCGTTTACGCTAAAACCATTGCTATTAAAAGCAGACACATAACCATAGTCACTAGCATTTGAGCCAACCCAAGTTCCTTCAGCAGTTGTTGCGGAAGTATCTAAAGATTGACCAGTTGTTCCACGAACTGAATCAAAGACACCAATACCTTGTGTAGTTCCAGAACGAATCTTTGACCAAACTAAATCTGGTTGCATTGAACCACTATTAGTAAATGATGCTGTTTGCGACCCATCTCCTGTATAGGTATTAATATCAAAATACTTATTAGCTTGACTAGATGCAGTAGCACCAATAGTAGGTGTAGGTAAGTTAAATGTGTTTAGTGCTACAAAGCCTGTTGGTGGTGTGTAGGCGAATGGGCGTTGACCGAAGTTCACTTCTGCTGTAGCTGAACTACTGCCTGAAAATTGAGCTAAAGAAGCTACTAATGGTGCTGTTATTGCACTAATGCTTTGAGCAGTTCCTTGTGCGGCATTGTTTTTATAAAACTGAACTGTTGCACCACCTATATCAACAGCAACACCAATTACATCATTATTTGTATAAGATGCTTGAGATGTTGTAACACTTCCGTTAATGTAAATGTCACCATTTCTGTAATACATTGCGGCTCGAATATTTGAATCAGTTGTTAAACCAATAGCAATTTCACTAACAGTTGTGGGGGTTGCCTCAAAGTAAAACTTTCCGCTTGTTGGAAGCCATACTGTTGAAGTTACAAATCCTGAATTTGCAGAGCCACTATTACCTGTAACAGCAGTAAGATTTCCATTTGAAAGTGAACCACCAAAAGGTCGCAAAGGATTCATCACCGCATAATTAGCCGTTGTAGCACTAGTCAATGTAGGCACATCGGTCATACTATCGTATGTAGAACCGCTAGTAAGGCTGATGTTATTAACTGTCCAAGTATTACTGTTACCCGAGAAGTCTGTTCCTAGTGTTGATGTAGAAGTAGTATCGGTAAATGGTAAATAGAATCCATTAGTGCCATAAGTGCCTGTGTATTTCTTAGGTATCCATACACCTGTGGTTGTAGATGTTTCACCAAAAGAGGATGGGGTTAGGGCTTGACCATCAATGAAGTTGATTTCGGTCATGTAGCCGTCAAAATAACCCGAAGCTCCTGTCCATCTACCAATATTATGTGCTTCTGCTTGGTTTATACCATAATCAACATTTTGTGTTGGGTTGGTTAAATTATCAAAAGCCGTAATTTGCGTTCCATTGACATAAATTTTAATTCTGTCGTTTGCAGTTGCAAGTGTTGTATCAAAAGCAAGAACAATATGATACCAAGCGCTGGGGTCACGAAATACTTGGGTTGTAGTTCTATATTGTGTTCCGCTTCCACCGAGCCAATTTAATTTATTATCTGCAAGAAAATTTATGCCAAATTGCGTAGTGTCACTTCCACCAGTTCCACCACTAAAAAAGTATTGAGAAACTCCTAATGTTCCACGCTTAACCCAACCGCTCCATGTCCAAGTTTTACGATTACCAGCACTTGCTGGAGTTCTATCTAAATAAGCAGAAGCACTAGACCGAAAGCGTAGGGAGTTGGTTAGGTTATAACCACTTGGCCCGTTAGCAGTAAAGACTACAGGTAGGGTCATGCAACCCCCAAACTTCTACCTTGCTCGTATAGGTTTGTACCATCAGAGCGGAATACAAAATAGTCTTTAGCACTAGCACCCGTTGATAAGGTAGGCGCAGTTCCACCCGCCCACTTAAATACTGCGTTCCAAGTTAGGGTATTTGACCCTGCGTTTTGAATAACGGCTAGACCATAATAAGCCCCGTTTACAAGTCCTGTAGGTGCGCCCATTGTTCTGTTATTCGATACAAAGGTAAAGGTAGCGACTTGGGCAGTATTAGCCGCCCATGCAATCGTAGCGGCATCGGTTAAAGCCACATTACCAAAGTATTGTTGAGCAGTAAAGTTTGTAGCGGTTGCGGGGGCTACATACTCTGTACCTGCGGTGGCTACAGCAACAACGCCTGAAGTACCTTTTAAGACCCCTGTTAAGGATGTAGCAAGGGTAGTCGTACCTGTAACTGTTAAGGTTGTAAATGAACCCGTACCGCCACTAACTAAAGCGTCTGCATAAGCCTTAGTAACTGCATCGGT